CGCGCGGCACTTGGAAGCCAAAGGGGTGCGGCATCGGCCGTGGTTCGCGGGCAACATCACCCGGCACAAGCCGTTTGCGAAGTACCGTCAGGACTTCCCGGTTGCTGACGAGTTGATGCGCCAGTCAATTTTCGTCGGGTGCCACGCCGAACTGACGTTCGACCAGATCAACTATATGGCCGACGTGATCGATGACGGTATCCGCGCGGCGGAACTGAGGGACGCGGCGTGATCTTCGTCAAGGAACGCGACCTGGACTCGACCCGCCTGCGTGGGGATGACATCGCGCACGAGTTCGGCACCGTCTGCCTGCTGAACGACCTGGACGGTGCGCGGGCAGGCGAAACCGTGGTGTTCGTGAAGACGGCACGGGATGCCCTGGTGCGCGAGGCGAAGGACCGCGGGTGCGTGATCGCCTTCGATCCGATCGACTACTTCTGCTATGAGTCGGACGGCAGACCGGTGCCTGAGTGGTTGCCGCTTGTGGATAAGGTGATCGTTCCCAACGGAAAGTGCGAAGCCGGGATGCGCGAGATGTTCCCGGCGGCTTCATTCCACGTTATTCCGCACCAGTGGGATGCACGGCTCGATGTAATGGCCGAACACGACGCCTTTCGGCCTGGCTACATCGGCCGGCGGTTCAACTTCCCGGTAAATGCGAATATTCCGCAAGTGAATGCGCCTGAACAGATGATGCTCTGCGCGCCGTGGTTTAACTGTCACGTCCAGATCCGCGAACCGAACGGACTGGACTGGACATGGAAGCCGGCGACGAAGGTGGCGACGGCGGCGGCCGTCGGGGCGCCGATCATCACCACGGCAGACCCATCGAGCAAGGAACTGCTCGGGCCGGATTACCCGTTGTACATTGACTCGGCGCAGAGGCTTGACGTTGCGCTAGAATACTGCCGTGACAAGTTCTTAACTCCAATCTGGGAGCAGGCGCGGGAGATCATGGCCGAGGTTCGCAAGGCTACCAGCGTCCAAGCAATTGCCCGCCTCTACCGGGGGCTGGAGTGACTCCCGACTTCAAAGTATTCATCGGCTACGACAGCAGGGAAGCCATCGCCTGGCACGTCTGCGCGCACTCGATCATGCGCCGCGCTTCCCGGCCGGTGTCCATCACGCCGATCATGCTGCGCCAGTTGGACGGCCTGTACAACCAGCAAGACCCGTCCGCTAGCACTGAGTTTTCCCTGTCGCGCTTCCTGACTCCGCACCTTGCCGGCGGCGGCATCAGCATGTTCGTGGACTGCGACTTCGTGTTTCTGGACGACGTTTGGCAGTTATACGAGCAGGCGGCGATGCAGCCGATGGTCGACGTCCTGTGCGTGCAGCATGACTACGTGCCGCGCAGCCACACGAAGATGGACGGCCAGATACAGCACGCCTACCCGCGCAAGAACTGGTCAAGCCTAATGCTGTTCAACGGCCATCGGCAGGCGTGCAGGAACCTAACGCCGGAGCGCATCAATACCATGCTGCCGGCGGCGCTGCACCGGATGGAATGGGCGCATAACGTCGGTTCTATCTCGAAGGTGTGGAACTGGCTCGCGGGCGAGTACACCGCATCGGTCCCTGTGGCCGACCTCTCGGCGATCCACTACACGCTCGGTGGGCCTTGGTTCCCTGGGCGCGAGGGCTGCGAATACGCGGACGTGTGGGTGCGCGAGTTGGACGACATGCTCGGCAACCCGCAACCCGTGGCGATGGCGGCGTAAATGGGACTGTTCGACTCCGGCTACTCTGACGTGATGGCTGGCACGCCGAGGCTATCCGGCCGCGGTGCGGTGCCTGCGCGCAGTTTCGGGCAACTACTTAGCCTGCTCGGAGAACCGCTGCCGGGCGGCGATGAGCTGCAGACCTCCGCGATGTACCGGGCGGGGTTGCTCGATGCGATGGCCGGCGGGCCGACTCAAGGCGAGTTCCGCGAGGGCATGCGCAACAAGATGGCGAACACTGCACTCGGCCTGCTCGGCGCGATTGAACCGTTGTACCACGGCAGTCCGCACAAGTTCAGCAAGTTCGACCTGTCGAAGATCGGCAGCGGAGAAGGCGCGCAGGCTTACGGGCATGGGGCGTATTTGGCTGAGTCTCCGGGCGTAGCAAAGTCATACGCTGAACAATTAGCGAGACAAAAAGCAGACGTAATGTATCGGGGAAATGTATTCAGTAACAAATACGGGCCAGAACACACGGTAAGACAATTGCTTGCTCAAGGGCAAACTCCACAAGAAATCGCAGAGAACGCGGCAAAGGCACGAGCGGAGTTCAAGGCGTCTGGTGATGGCAAAGAAGCGGACTTCTGGAACGCTGTCAGCAAGCTCGGGAACAAGTTGCAAACTGAACAACTGCAGGTGAAGCAGGCGGATGCCAACCTCTACGAAGCCCGCCTACGCTGGCCTGACGCGGCGCGCGAGGCGTCCGACCCGCTCGGGCCGCAGCATTTCTTGGATTGGGACAAGCCGCTGAGTGAGCAGGGTGAGGCGGTGCAATCTGCTGTGAAAAAAGCAACCGGCATTAGCAATGAAAAAGCATGGATAGAGAGCGCAGACGCATTCCCTCGCGTTGTAACGGATACAGAAAAGATAAAGCAGCTTAATTTGCTGGCAATAACAAATCCTAAATACGTTGCGGACGAGGGGTATAAGTTTGTTGATCCGTTTGCCACAATGACCGGAAAAGATTTGCACTATATGCTTGGTGGGCGTGCCATAGAAAGCACTGGCAAGGGTGAAGAAGCACTAAAAGCTGTCGGCATTCCCGGCATCCGCTACCTCGACGCAGGCTCGCGCGGCGCAGGCGCCGGGACGCACAACTACGTCGTCTTTGACGACGCGCTAATCGAACTGTTCAAGCGCAACGGCGAGGCCATCGGTGGCCTGCTAGGAGGCAAGTAATGGCACTGGACACATACTCAGGACTCCTAGCGTCGGTTGCCGGGTGGCTGCATCGCAGCGACCTGGCGGCGGTGATCCCGGACTTCGTGACGTTGGCAGAAGCCGCCATCAACAAAGACCTCCGGCTGTCGCAGCAGGAAACCGCGGCGACGCTCACGGTGACGGCAGGCTCCGCGGCGCTGCCGGCGGACTTCCTCGCGGTGCGGCAGATTCTTACGGACGCCAGTCCGCCGAAGGCATTGACTTACGTGGCGCCGGATGACTGGGCGCGCTACGGTGGCGCGAACGGCATCACCACGGTCTACACGATCATGGGCGACACGATCAAGTTCGCCGAGTTGGCAACCGTGGCGCCGACGATGCACTATTACGCCAAGGTGCCCGCGTTGGTATCCGCAGTGGGCGGCGTGAATTGGCTGCTCACGGCGCACCCTGACATCTACCTGTTCGGCACGCTATCCGCCTCGGCGCCGTACATCGGAAACGACGCACGGTTAGCGACCTGGCAGACGTTGTACGCGCAAGCCGTATCCGCCGCGCGAACGCTCGATCGGCAGCGCAAGCTAGGCAGCGGCATGCAGGTTCGGCCTGATGTAGCCGTACAATGATTCCCTTCCTCGGCTTCGCGCCTGATCTCGACCCGGCAACGCCGGGGGTGCTAACCAGCGTCACAAACGTTGTGCCGAGCGTGAAGGGGTTTAAGGGTGCACCAACGGGTGGCGGCACTGGCTACGCTGCGTTGGCTGCAGCCTGCCGCGGTGCGGCGGTGCTGACGAAGTTGGACGGCACATCAAGGTTCATCGCGGGCACGGCTACGAAACTCTACGAGGGTGCATCCGCAGCCTGGACGGAACGCACTCGAGGCGCACCGTCTTCGCCATCGAATTACTCGGTCGGGACCGCCGGACGCTGGCGCTTCGCCGTGTTCGGCAATAGCGTCCTGGCCGTCGACGGCCGCGGTGCCGATGTGCTGCAACGCAGCCCAACGGACGTGTTTTCTGACGTTACCGGGCCGAAGGCGGATACCATCGCCACATCGAGTAATTTCGTCATGCTCGGCGGCACCAACGAAGCGAGCTTCGGCGACCAGTCCGATAGGTGGTGGTGTTCTGCCATCCTAGACGAGACGAGTTGGACGCCTGCCGTGGCG